GACCTGCGGTTATGTCCTTGTGATGTGAAATTTGAAGCTGAACACAAAACTTTTTAAAAAAAATTTTTTGGTGTGAAATCTTACTGACTCCTACCCCTTTACGCGAGACTAGTAAGATTAGATACCAACTTACGTTTTTAAAAAAGTTTTGTTCCTCGATTCAAATTTCACACCGCCCGAGTTGTCCGGTTTGAACGTTGCGTTCCAACACGTTCCAAAATGCCGGATGTAAAGTACAGCTCAACAGAACAGGTGGGGACAGATGGAAGAGTGGTGTGTGGTTCAGGGCTTCGAGTGCTATTCAGTGAGCACCCTGGGTCGAGTGCGTAGTGACATCGAGTACAAGAACGGAAACACCGGTCGGATCATCACGGCGTCGACGAACCAGCGGGGACTGGCGTACGTCGGGTTGATGAAGAACGGAGTTCAGCACAAGCGCTCGGTGGCGCTGATGGTCGCTCACGCGTTCATCAGGACCGCGCGGCCTCTCTCATTCACCACGCCGATCAACCTCGACGGGGACCGGCACAACAACCACGTCGACAACCTGCTGTGGCGTCCGCTCTGGTTCGCCCGCAAGTACTTCCGTCAGTTCGAGAACCCCCTCGCAAGAATCCCCAACCCCATAGTGGAGGTGAAGTCGAAGCAGGTGTTCGAGAACTCTTGGGATGCAGCGCTAACGCACGGCCTCCTCGACGAAGAGATACTCATAGCCACACTCGACAAAACGTACGTCTGGCCGACGTACCAGAAGTTCGAGGTACTACGCTAAAAACAGATACCGACACGCAGAGTAATCGTGCATTATGATAGAAGGGAGCCGAATGCGCCCCTCTGCGTTTGCCGTGTTTTCTGTTTTCAGCGCGACAGGAGATCCCGATGAGGGAGAGCCAGTACCAAGCCCAACTCATTGATGAGCTTGAGCGCCGGTTCCCTGGTTGCGTGATCCTGAAGAACGACCCGACGTACCTCCAAGGTATACCGGACCTCGCGATCTTCTACGGCAACCAGTGGGCGATGCTCGAAGTCAAGGCCAAGGAAACCTCTGCCATCCAGCCGAATCAACCCTACTGGGTCGACAGGTTGAACAGCATGAGCTTCGCGGCCTTCATCTACCCTTCGATCGAAGAGGAAGTCCTCTGTGGACTGGAACAAGCATTCAGCCTTGGCGGGTCAGCACGCCTTCCTGAGCGCCAGTAAGTACCACTGGAACAACTGGACTCTGGACAAGCTCGACAGGGCGTACACGACCCACCAGGCGGCCCAGAGAGGCACCGCCCTCCACGCTCTCGCCCACCTGGCCATCGGCCTCAAGCAGTACATGGGTGGACCCGAACAAGAGCACAACACGCTCAGTCTCTACGTTCGGGACGCCATCGACCTCGGTATGGTCTCCGAGCAGATGCTCTATGTCTCTCGGAACTGCTTCGGCACCGCGGACACGATCGGCTTCAAGAAGCGGAAGCTCAACATCCACGACTTGAAGACCGGCGTCACTGCGACCTCGTACCATCAACTGGAGAACTACGCTGCGTTCTTCTGTCTCGAATACGGGATAGACCCGTACGACATCGAGACCGAGTTGCGCATCTACCAGAATGACGAGATTCGCGTGTACGACGCCGATCCGGCCGCCATCGTCGCGATCATGAAGACCATCATCGAGTTCGACGCGTACGTCGAGAAGCGTAGAGCGGAGGAAGAGTGACCTTCACCATAAACGAGGACGACTACGCCGCTGCCTATGCAGATGGCGATGAGGACGATCTCGCGCACTACGGCACCCTTCACAAGTCGGGGCGCTACCCTTGGGGTTCCGGTGGTCCCGAGTACGCCAGCAACTCCGGGTTCCTGCAGTACGTGGACAAGCTCAAGAAGCAGAACATGAGCGAGGCGGAGATCGCTCGCGGCCTGGGTATCACGACGACTCAGCTTCGTGCTGCGAAGTCCATCGCCAAGTCCGAAGAGAAGATCCGTCAGGTCCAGCAGGCTCAGAAGCTGGCCGACACTGGCATGTCCAATGTGGCCATTGCCAAGGAGATGGGCCTCAACGAGTCCACTGTAAGGACCCTGCTCGCCCCTGGTGCTACCAGGAAGGCGGACGTCCTCGCAGCCACCTCCAACGTCCTCAAGGGCGAGGTGGACAAGCACGGCTACATCGACGTTGGCGCCGGCGTAGAGCAGCACATGGGCGTCACCAAGGACAAGCTCGGCATCGCCGTTGCTCGTCTGAAGGAGGAAGGCTACGACGTTCATTACGTCTTGGTCGACCAGCTCGGCACCAGCCACCAGACCAGGATGAAGGTCCTGGCCGCACCTGGCACCACGTACAGCGAGGTGTTCAGGAACCGCGACAACATCCGAATTCCGGGAAGCCATTCGGATGATGGTGGCAAGACGTACTTCGCGAAGCAGCCGCCCATCTCTGTGAACCCGAACCGTGTCAAGGTTCGCTACGCAGAAGAAGGCGGTAAGGACGCGGATGGCGTGATCTACGTGCGCCGCGGCAAGGACGATCTGACGTTGGGCAAGTCCAACTACGCTCAGGTCCGAATCGCTGTTGGGGGAACGCACTACCTCAAGGGCATGGCGATGTACCGGGATGATCTCCCGGATGGCGTGGACCTCGTGTTCAACACGAACAAGTCCAACACGGGCAACAAGCTCGACGCCATGAAGAAGATGAAGGATGACCCTACCGACCCGTTCGGTGCGATCGTCCGACAGCTTCCGAAGCTGGACGCGTTCGGTCGGGAGATTCCCGGCACCAACCGCTCGGCGATGAACATCGTCAACGAGGAAGGCAACTGGGGTAACTGGTCGAAGAGCCTCTCTTCCCAGATGCTTTCCAAGCAGACGCCGGCACTCGCTCGCGGACAGCTGGACATGACGTACGAGCGCAAGAAGCGTGAGTTCGACGAGATCATGTCGCTGACCAACCCCGTTGTGAAGAAGCGCCTTCTTGAGGCGTTCTCGGATGACGCGGATTCGTCGGCCGTTCACCTGAAGGCTGCGGCTCTCCCTCGGCAGGGATCACACGTCATACTGCCGGTCAACAGCCTGAGCCCGAAAGAGGTGTACGCACCCAACTACCGCGATGGCGAACCTGTTGTTCTGATTCGCTACCCTCACGGCGGCATCTTCGAGATCCCCGAGCTCACGGTCAACAACAAGCACCCCGAAGCGCGCCGTCTTCTCGGCAACGCACCCGACGCCATCGGCATCCACCACTCTGTGGCAGAGCGCCTGTCTGGTGCAGACTTCGACGGTGACACCGTGCTGGTCATCCCGAACCGGGAACGCAAGGTCAGGACAAGCCCCCCTCTTGAGGGACTCAAGGGCTTCGACCCCATGCGGTACAAGCTGGCTGACGACAGCCCCATCAAACGAATGGACGCCCGTACCAAGGGCATTCAGATGGGACTGGTATCGAACCTCATCACCGACATGACCTTCAAGGGTGCCACGGATTCCGAGCTTGCGCGCGCAGTTCGGCATTCCATGGTTGTGATCGATGGTGAGAAGCACAACCTCGATTACCGGCAGTCGGCACGGGACAACGGCATCTCTGCCCTCATGAAGAAGTACCAAGGCCGCTCTGCTGGTGGTGCATCCACCGTCATCTCAAGGGCCGGCTCTCAGCAAGAGGTGCCTGAGAGGAAGCTCCGCTCTGCTGCCAAGGGCGGGCCAGTCGACAAGGTCACTGGTAAGAAGGTGTACGAGTACTCGGGTGCTACCTACACCCAGACCCGAACCAGTAAGTCTGGCAAGGTGACGGAAAGGGAAGTACTCAAGCTCGGCCCCAAGTCAACCAAGTTGGCTGAGGCAGACGACGCACACACGCTGTCTTCTGGCACCCACATCGAGAAGGTCTATGCAGACCACTCGAACAGGCTGAAGGCCCTTGCCAATGCGGCAAGAAAGGAGATGGTCCACACCAGGATCGCCCCCTATTCGCCTTCTGCTAAGGCCGCCTACTCTCATGAGGTGCGCTCCCTGGATGCGAAGCTCGCCCTCGCTCTCAGGAACGCCCCCCTTGAAAGGCAGGCCCATGTCCTGGGTAATGCCGTGGTCCGTGAGAAGACCCAGGCTAACCCCGACATGGAGAAGTCTGAGAAGAAGAAGCTGAAAGCTAAAGCGTTGGAGGAAGCACGCCAACGCACTGGTGCCAACAAGACCCGAATCGAGATCACTGACGCTGAATGGGCTGCCATCCAGGCAGGTGCCATCAGTGCCAGCAAGCTCAACCAGATCCTTGCTAACTCAGATCTGGACAAGGTCAAGCAGTTGGCCACGCCCAAGGAGAAGACGCTTATGGGTGGTGGTAAGAAGACTCTGGCCCTGAACATGCTTCGTAACGGGTACACCCAGGCCGAGGTAGCAGACGCCCTTGGTGTATCAGTGACCACACTACAGACCAGTCTGGGTGAGTGAACAACCATGACACAACACATGCTCACCACTGTGGACAACCCATACAATCCATTCACACAGAACGATGAGTGGACTACATGGGACGAGGCACAGGGCTACCACACCAACGCCTTCCTTGCTCGGATCGTCAGACTGTCTGACAACTTGAGTGAAGCAGATCAAGAGGCAGAGATCGAGAGAGCGATCGATGAGGTCGTGACTCACAACGTTCTTGGTCTGTACAAGAAGGTCGCATCATCCTGATACTGCAGTGACGTCGAGCAGAGTCTGACTAACCGAGAGTTCGCTTCCCCCCGAAACTCTTGTGGAACTCAGGCTCTGCTCGACAGCAGTACACTTCGACTTCTTTCTATCTCTTTATGCTTCTGAGATCATGCTTTTCTCAGAGAATTGAAGAGAGAATGAAAGGTAGGGGGGGGGGTCTCGCAATTCAAGCCCCCCTTCTGCAT